CAGCGATCTGGAAATATTGGCCGGAGACGGTTTCTTGCAGCGCCAGCGTGACGCTCGGGTAAAACGCAGCAGCCAGGCGTGCTGATTCTTGCGCAACATCAGCAGCACTGGTCGCAGTGCTGGCGGCCTGTACGGCGTTGGTTTTGGCTGCATCGACGGCTGCTAGGTCGCCATATAGCGCTTGGGCGTCGTTCTTTGCCTGAATGGACGCGTCTTTCGCCGTGACTGCATCGGTCTCGGCATCGCTGGCGTTGGCCTCAGAAGTGGAGGCGGCGGTCTCGGCATCGCTGGCGTTGGCCTCAGAAGTGGAGGCGGCTAACTCACTGCTCGAGGCATTGTCTTCTGAAATAGAAGCTGCGTTTGCACTTGATGACGCGGCATTGGCATCATTAGAAGCACTGGTAGCGCTATCCGACGCTTTAATGGAGTGGTGCTTGGCAGAGTATTTTCCAGGCTCTACCGTCCGGTCTTCACCCCAATCGGCCCACTGAGCAGCTTTTGCCTCACTATTGGAAGCAGCTGTTTCTGAGTTATTGGCATTATTTGCTGAACCCGCCGCAGCCGTCTCAGAATTTTGAGCAGCAGCACGGTGGCTTTGAGCATTTGTTTCTGCTAATTGAGCAGCGGCAGCATTGGCGGCAACGTCATCTTCAGATAATTGAGCAGCAGTAGCAGAGCTGGCGGCATTGGTCTCACTGGTGTTAGCTGCTCCGGCGCTCTGTGATGCTAAGTTCTTGTACTCCTCAGTAGTATTTCGATAATTGAGCGTAGTAGCTTCTGCCAACTGAGCCGCGTCACGGGCACCTGCTGCGGTGGTAGCTGCATTATCGGCTATAGTGGCTTGCTCATAAGCATCCTCACCCTGAGCGAAGATGTTATCGACATACTGTTTGTTTGCGGCGTCCTCGAAATTGAGCGGGTAACCCAATAGAGAAATCCGACGGGTAGACGCTGAGTACGTCCCATCATTAGTCACATTCAGTGTAGAGAGCGCCTGGTCGAACGCCTCTTGGGCGGTGAAGAAGGATTGCTGAGCGGCTAACGTCAAGTCAGTTTCCAGTAGGGTAGAACCGTCATTAAACTCTACCAGCAGATCATTACGCTCGGTCTCCCGAAGTACGTCAACGATCAGTCCCTGAGAAGGAGCAGCGTCGAGGTTGATAGTTGAGCCATCGAGAAACACAAAGTCGTTAGTCTCAGTACCATCAATCGAGACCTTAATGTCGTCCCGGTTGATATACGGGAAGGGGATCGAGTAGACGGTTGTGGAACCATCAGACTCATATTGAACCCGTGCGAGGGCCATAGTTGTCTCCTGTAGACATGAAAAAGGCCACCGCAATGGGTGACCTTAATGATAAGTTTAGTGGTTGGGGAGTTAATCGTTAGGCGGGCGCTCAGGCAGTCCTGATTCTCCTAACAGGAGGTTGGTCATTTGAGTTATCCCGTGGAGGTTCTGGAAAGGCATCATCCGTAAGCCAGATTGGATCTCGCTCTGGGCCGGTGCCCTTCCTTCGATAATTGGATTGGCAATCGCCCCTACGCCTTCGCTGACGCTATCTAGTAGGTCAGATGAAGGGTTACCGAACAGGATATCTGTCGACTGTCCAGTGGTACGGAAGTCAAAGATAGGATCGGTAAACGGCATGGCGGCTGTATCAATAGCAGTAGGGATTAGTGCTGCCCAAGAGGAACGCTCGAAGGAAGCCTTAGCGAGCTTGTCCCAGGTTAATCGTTCTTGGAGGTACTCCTGCTTGTTCGACCGGCCTTGGGCATTCGAGTAGGTGTAGGCCATATAACCTAGACCACCCAACATTGAGGACACCGTAAACGTAGAGAACGCCTGGAAGTCCCGCATGTGGATGTTATGGAGCAAGGCTTTGGTATGGGCACCCATAATGAACGATCTAAACTGGAGGATCGTCTGGGCGATAGGGTTGGACATGAATGGACGAAACTGGCCTGGATCATTCTCTTGGACTAAGCGACGGGTATACGAGAGCATGGCCTCCTCGAAGTCTGCTGCTGTCGCGGCATCCCAGTCTTTGAGGTTTAGCTTTTGGAGTTTCTTACTTGCCAATCCATCTTTATGTACAGCATGACGACGGATGTTATCTAAAACAGATTCCACCTTGGCGTCAGTTAGTCCCATCACTCGGAGGCGCTGAGTGGTCAATCGCTTACCACCCCGTGCCATTTGGTCAAACCGATTGGCTACACCAGCGAGGGCAAAGCGTTGAACAAAGGTATTGACGGAGGCCATGCCTGAACCAGCAAACACGGCCCGTTTACCCTCGCGGGTGAAGTTTTCATACCCCTGCTCAAACTTACTTCCCATGTTCACATCCATGGAGTTCTGGAGGTTATCGAAGCGGTCAACGTGTTGCGATCTCAGCCAGTCACCACCAAAACCAGTAGCCATCTCCAGTTCATCAACAAGCTCATCGTCGATCTTTCCGGTCTGTGTGTTTCTCCACATGGTGCGGAATCCTGGCACTGACTTGAAGGCAGCCTTGAGTCCCATCCCTGTGGTTGCTACACCTAGCTCTGGAATCTGAGCAAAGCCTACCTGCCCCATCACGCGCATGAAGTTCCAATCACGAACTTTCCTAAGGAACTGGCCACCACGGCCCATGTTGGCTTGGTCTGGAATTCCCTTCACAGCGCGCCATAGATAGTCGGCCTGGGCAATATCCTCCTCAATTTCTTTTGGTGTTTGTCCTTTACGTTCACCCACCTCCCTCATACGGAGTTTTAGTGTCTCCCATTCAGCGTTGTTGGTAAGACCATCGAAGAGTCCAGGAACCCGAGTCCGTGACATTGCCAACTCACCAGACATCCTGCGGTTGTACTTAGTGAACAGGTCGTGCGCATCACGGTTAAAGAACTCACGGATACTAACCTGACGAGAACCTTGTGGCCCATTCTCTGGGTTAAGTCGAAGATTCATCTCGGTAGACATGTCCAAAGGCGTTCTCGATTTACCATGCTTTGAGCCAGACCCTTTGCTAGTCTTCCTGGCCGTAAGTGCGTCCACAACATCTTCAACCTCGTTGGCGGACATTTCCGATTGATCGCGGAGTAGACGTTTGATCTCTTCAGCGTCGCCACTGCCAAGGATACGACCGGCATCACCCCCAATACCTACACGGAGGTTACGGATGGTTTTAACGTAGGAGCGGGCTGCCTTCCTAGCTGCTTCTTCTGTGATGTCATCAGTGGCATTGCGAATAGAGCGCGCAAATAGGTCTTCCACGTTAGCGCTACCCACTTCACGAACCAAGCTGTTAAACCCTTCGTAGTCAAATTCATGGGGAATATAATTTGGATCAGCTTCCTTAGTACCAAACCCTTCGGGTGCCCTACGGTACTCACCACGATAGGCTCCAGGCTGGTTCAAGTTTACGCGGTAGTCTTCAAAGATGTTCCTGAGGATGTCACCCTGAGCTTTAACTGGCGTGGGCACGTTTGTCCTAACACCCTCAACATAGTCAGAGACCATTGCTGAAAATTCGCGCTCATTCTTAGGTTTATCCCAGATTTTCCAGCCAGGGGAATCTCCCTTCTCTTCCATGAATTGGCGTAGGTTCGTCTTCCAACCTTGGCCCCACTTAATCTCATTAGTGCGCTGTAAACGTAATTGTTTCTGTGATGCGGGCACTACGGAAGCGATACTGCGGTCAGCATTACCCACCGCATCCTCAGCAAACACGTTACCAATAGCGCGGGATGCAGGGTTGTTAGAACTCTTCAATCGAGATACGGAAGAGACCAATCCACCGGTAGTACCGAAAGCAGTTCTAGGAGCTACTGTAGGGTCTCGGTCTGCTAAGGCGATGAAGTCCTCAGGGTCAGTATGTTCTGGTCCTAGAGGCTCCACACGGGAGATTCTAGCGGCACCTGCGTCACCCCCGCCTGACACAGCCTCTCGGGTTATTCGGGTGGTCTCGTCCTCGGCTGCCCGTCGTAGGGAGTCACCACCGCGTCGTAGGGCTTCTGCCTCGGCCCGTGTGCTAGGATTTCTGGATAAAGCGGATAGACCACCACCAATACCAAAACCCAGACCCGCCGCATAAAGTAAGTTCATGTCGTCGTAGATGGGCTTATTAGCATTGATAGCCCCCTCGATGGCTACGTTACCGGCAGCGGCGGCGGTACCGCCACGAACGATTCTCTGGACACGGGTCAACCGATTAGCCGCAGTGCCTACTAAGCCTAACGGGCCAGTCAATGCGGAAAGCCCTGCCGAGGCTCCCCAGACGACAGGATCGGTCATTGCCGCGCCTATTCGCAATGCGGTGCCAGACATTCCCATCTGTCCCAGACGTTCTTCATTCTCTTGGTCTTTGCGGTAATGCTGGGCACGAAATTCAGCTTCTTCTTGAGACCCTGCCCCAGACACGTAGTCGAACGAATCTTCTGGTAATCCCTCAGTAAGGTCTAGCAGCTTCTCCTGCGTCATCTCGAAGTCAGGGTTAGGGGCGAATCGTCGGTTCTGAGAGGCAAGGTTATATAACCACTCAGCATCCTTTGCCCGCTCCCAGCCTTCGGAAAGATCGGGAGCATCTTCCTGTGCCGCTAGCCTCTCTCGGTCAGAAATACGAACAGTAGGAGTTATCTCTTGCTGAATTTCCTGGCCCCTGGTGTTGTCGCTCGGGCCGCGCGGAGTAAAATCCCCTGGTGCCTTATTAACGACTTCACCGAACAGTTCCATCGGACGTCTCTTCCGTCCAGGCTGTTCCTGTTGGCTATCTTCCTGTTGCTCACGATCTTCCATTGTTGTCTCCTTATGGCGCAGGGAGGTAGTACCTAATTCGCTCACGCAGCCGTGGATTAAAGATCATTCCACTACCAGCCCCGTCTTGAGCGATCCCTTTAACGTATTGATCAAATTGTGCTTTAGTCATGTTGGCCTCACGGGCAGTCTCGACAGCTTGGCGGACACCTGGGTCTTCGCTATCGGGTAGCTTGGCGTTGGCACCATCTATACGCTCGACGGCGGGAAGGTCTTCAGGACGCGGATCAGAGCTGGGAATGTGGGTAGCACCAGACATGTCGATGTCCATTACGGACTCTTCTTCTGGTTCCTCAGTCTGTCCGTCGGGATTCAACAAACGGTCACGGGCCGCGTTGATATCAAAGGCGCCTCCGCTGTTGCCGTTCTCATAAGCCTCTTCCAGACCTTGGAGTCGAGGATCGTCAGGGTCAACTTCCATCTTCGCGTTAGGAACACCGCGTCGGGCACGTTCAGCTGACTCAGCGGCCATCCGTTCCCGAGCTTCATCCGCCGAACGCTTCAGATCACTCATGGTGAACTGAGAACTGATCATGTCACCCATTGGTGTGGCTGACGTAGCGTCCACAATGGCCCAAGCGCCGGTCGATCCCTGGCCTCCCATGGGGAAGATAGTGAGATCACTAGCCTCCAATCCTTTGTCCTCAAGCTCATCTTGGTGATCAGCGGCATATTGATTGATACGCTCTTCGGCAAGACCCTTGAAGTTCACCGGAACATTTTGCCCTCGCGTGGTGACCGCCCAGCCATTGATGTAGTCATGCTCTTCCTTGAAGCGCTCAACCACGGAATCAACTGAGGATGTACCACCAGCCATAGCTTGGTGACGCGCCAGGGCACCCAGTTCGGCAGTGACATAGCCGTCATTCTTAGGTGTTCCCCATCCATCTAACGTGCCGTCCAGCGAGTTGATCGCTTGTTCCATCTCTTGGTATTGGGTGCTGGCAAATTTGTTATCACCATCAGCGTTCTGCTGGATTTGATATGCCTGTTGGACAGCCTGATCGAGTTCCAGGCCCATGTACTGCTCGGATAACCGAAGGGCTTCGTAGGTATCCTTCTCTTGGTCAGTGATCAGTGAGTCAAGCATCCCTGGGGCTGTTGCCTTCAGGTTCTTGTACAATGTGTAACCATCTTTGATCTTGGGAGGAACCTCACCGCTATTACCGGCTGCCGTTAGGGCGGACTGAACCCCCTCAAGAGTGCGTTTCCATCCCGTATTCTCCATCTCTGGGTTGTTCGCATAGATACCCACTTCGTATTGGAAGGCGCGCATCCCCTGCTCTTCCTCTGGGAATTGAGCAGCGTAATCAGGGATAACTCGGCTTTGGAGAACTTCTTCGGCTTGAGCAATCCGATCTTCAGGCGATAACATCTCCCGTTCTACTTCACCTGTATCTGTGTCGATATCAACAGTGGTAGCCACAGAGTCTAGCCGGTGGACAGTTCCTCCCTGCATCGCGGCTAACGTATCGGTGATGATTGCACCTTGCTCTTGTGACTGTCTCTGTTGAAGTCCCCGACCAATACGATCCAAGCGCAGCTGTTCACGCTTAGCGTTCTGAGCAGAGCCGTTAGTAGCTATCAGCCGCTGAACCTGTGCGTCTGTATAAGCCCCAGGATTCTGCTTATGGAAGCCAACTAGTTCGTCCCGACTGAGTTTCCCTTCATTGGCTTGGTCAAAGAACGTCATCCGTGTATCAAAGGACTTCTCTTCGTTGTCCTGTTGGAATTGTTGTTCAGCAGTATTAAGGAGCTGGGCAGCGTCTGCTCCCATCTCACCACGCTTATTGATGATGGCACCTACACCACCACGCTCGTCTACAAGGAGCTTCTCGACCACATCGACACTACCCTCGCGGGCGTACCGTGAAGCCAGCTGCATGGTCAGTGCGTCTTGTTCAGCGTTACTTAGTCCAAGCAGTTCACGACGTTCAGCGTATCCATCACGCCACGCTTGGTAGCCCTCGTCGATAGCCTGTTGGCGTTGCTCGGGTGTCTTGGCACGATCAATCCGTTTATCGAATTGAGCCACACCTGTCTCATAGGCACCATCCAGCTTGTCTTGCTCAATAGCAGCTGCTTTGCCGGAGTAGTCCTTCTCCCTGAGCTGCTGAACATCCTCTTGGACTGTCTGAGTAAACGCCTCTTGGATGATCGGATTGCCCGTCATCTGTTCCAGCTCAGAATCAAGCTGGCTCTGGATAAATCCATCTACATCATCATTGCGGGGATCAAAGCCAGTCTCAAACTCGGTACGCATCTCGCGGCCCTTATGGAGACCTAAGCGGATACCATACTGTCGTTGAAAAGCGTCTTGAAAATAGGGATTATCGTACTGGTCTATCTCCCCTGACTTCACTTTGGCACTGGCCTCTTCCAGTGACATCGCCTGGATTTCTTGTTGGGCCTGAACTTCTGCTTCTTTCTTCTGCTTCTCGTACATGTACTCGCCCAGGCGTCCTGATACGTCGGATACCTGGCCGAGAGCCTGGATGAATTGCTCTGCCCGCTGGTTCTTCTGGGGCTGTGCAGGGCGGTTATAGTAATTACCTGGGGAAGCAGATGGACGGAGACTCATACTGGACTGAGATTCCTTAACGGGTGTCCGACCTTGTTTCTGACTCCGACGGCCCCCGCCCTGGCCTTCCTCCTGCTGGGGTTTTAAGCCTGGGACGTATTCCATGGATTAAGCCTCCTATTGTGTGTATGTCTTGTTGGCCCAGCCTGAGCCACTATATGAAGAGGCACCGTATGAGCTATTCTGAGGCTGCATGGAGGCCACGCTTGAAGCCCCTTTGGCTGCCGTTGATGCCATACCAGCAATGTATGCGCCCTGTGAAGGTTTCTGGCCTTTCGATACAGAGTTGATACGACTGACAGCGGCAGTGCGGCGGGACTGTTTCTGACGTTGAAGCTGACCGAGTGTCCAGTTAAGGTTCCGGTCGATAGTTGAGCGGTCGCGGGCGGCGGCACCGGAGATGTCTCTTAGGCCAAGACTCACCGTATTGCCTGTGATACCAGCCTCACCAGCGGCTACCCGTGCGCGGGCCATCTTTGCGCGAGCTTCCCGTGTCCGCTGTTCTTTCTCCTCAACGGCGCGTTGCTGCTCTTGAGACTGCCGAGTGTTGATGTCACCGTACTCAGCTCCTAGAGATTTGTAGGCATTCTCTCGGTTTTGCTTAAACATCTTGTTTTGGGCTTCAGCCCGTTCGGCAGCCATCTCGTACTGCTGCTGCTGACCGTACATGCTCGAAGCTGTACCGACCGCCATAGCTACTGCGGCAATCGTCATTGGTTCACACATGATCAATCCCTCTTGGTAAGTCGTGCGAATTCATAGTAGTCTTCCCCCAAGACGGTGACCTTGCGGAGGAACACGAAGCCAGCCCATTTGAGCCAGCGAATGTGAACCTCATTTTCCGCGTGGACGACGTTTGATAGGGCTTCGTAAGGTTCCGCCAGTGTGTCTACCCATTGGGGTGTCTCTCGCAGAAGCCTTACCCAGCACCTACGGATGGCTGGGGTTGCCATCATCCAGACAAACCCAAGGACAGGCGTGTGGGATGGAGCCGTACCGAAAATGATGTGGGGAATGTCATCTTCGTCAACAGCAACGTAGGTAGGATCAGGCGACCGGATACCGCTAAGTAAGACATCTGCTGCGTTCCCTCCCTGGCACTCAATCTCCTTCAAGTCAGCGGCACGTAGACGATCTGCGAGAGACACCGCATCAGCCTCCGTGGCCGCTCGAACTGTCATCTCCATTAGTTACATCCTTTTTGAACGGGTGGTGAAATAACACTCCCACTCGGCACCCAATAGGGATACCGGGAGAAAGGAGTCGCTAACGAACTCGATGGATACGTTGTCGTTCCTGGCGAGTACCGGGAAGTCGAACTCACCCCCGTCAATAGCAGTGGAGCCGATAGGGTTTCTAGCTGAACCAACCTTCCGTCCAGCCCAAACGTACTCATAAGTAGGACGGCGGAACGGTGTTACCTCGGCTCGGAAGTAACCTGATGCAGCGTATAGGGCTTTGACTTTCCTGATCTGAGTACGGCCTGATGTGACAGTCTTCTGACCACCGCCAGGGGACGGCTCTCGGAGAGCTAACTGGGATAGTCGGTAGCGGAATTCATAGGTAATCCCTACGGCGAATGCTTCGTTCCGTAAGTCTCGGTTGGGAACCGTTACCTTTGTCCAAATACCTGAGTTATCCACCTGGGCTTTGAGAATGATGCCTTCGGGTAACGAACCCGCTTGACCGGTCACTACCTGTAGTTGATCAGTGCTAGCCGTCTTGTACGGCAACTCGAAAGTAGTGTTGGTGCCATCATAAATAAGATTAAACACTTGGTTCTGGGTACTTAACCGATCCATGTGGATAGCAAAATCCAAACCTGGGGTTCGATATCCTGGCGCCAATGAACAGACTTCAAGGTACACTCCATCCTCTCTCTCAATCACGGCATAGAGGTCTGATTCAATGAAGTCACAATTCAATATCCGTGCCTGATCACCTAGATTCCAGCGAGACCATGAGGCTTGCATCTTCTCCGAGTCCGCCCAATAGAAGCGGTAGATGAAGAGTTCGTTGGGTGATTGGTTAGACGCCAGGACAAGCGCATCCTCATTGGAAGTGCTGGCTATCTTAAAGACGTCGCCAGGGATGTACGCAGGGACGTGACCAGTGATATCCGCCGCTTCAGAGACTTCGGTATTCCGATCAACAAAGTATTCCCTAACCCCTGAGTATTCGCCGCGACCTACCGTGAAGTAAACGAACCGGCCCGCAGCCCCGGGTTTAGCTTTAAGGGATACTTCATATTCGGTCGTTTGGTTAATCGAGACAGTGTTGGGGGTGAGGATTTCAGAACGACCTAACTGGAACTGAGTCTGGTCAGAGAACAGTAGGAGCGTCTCTGCGAAGGGAACTGCGTGACGGAGAATAGACACCTTGGTATGGCTCACGCCGACATCCACGGGATCGTCATCTAGTACGTCAGTGGCAGTGCCTTTGAAGAAGTTGAAGAAGTCACCCGCTTTGGACATCACTAGGTTCTCACCTGCAATGAACCCTAAGCGGTTGCGATGGAAGAACACACCATTAAGAGACTGACCAACAAATGATGGGAAGGGGTTGGATTTAAGATCGCCTATGTTTCTCGGCTCCCACTGAATCTCTCGGAAGGTAAACGTACCGTCCGCTTCACGTATCAACGCATGGGGCATTGAGCCTCCCCAAAGCCTTGTTTTCTCCCCTTGTTTAATGGTCTCCTTCCATACACCGTCGGTAAACTTAACGTAATAGTTATCAAAGCTGGAAGATTGATCCCCTGCCACTTCAACCTCAAAACCGTTGGGTGCCTGGGCAGGGAGATCGGAGAACCGTTGAACTTCTGGCCCAATAGGAATGGCGGCTGTATTACCTAGAGAGTCCTCAGCGGCTACTGTATGAGTACCACCATTCTTAATAAAGACCACGGAACCCAAGGTAGAAACACTCCCACCTGTTTCTTCAACGGCAGCACGGATTCCATTGGCAAGTTGTGTTGCTATTTTGTCGGTTGCTATATCAGTAGAGTGGGATGCTTCAGAACCATCAGGCGTAGTGTAAGAGTGGGCTGCGGTTCCATATTTAATAGTGTACTTAGCGCCATAAGACCCTTGCTTAACCCACACCATGTTCTCGTTCTGACGGGAAGGCGCAGTAGTCGTGGCCTTCTCTACCACGATGTTCTTATTAACGATGAAGGTATAGTCCGCGACAGTTACGGCGTCGATGTCTTCTTGGGGATTAACTGTCTGTAGATAGGATGCGCCATTTGGCATGTTGACGGTGAGTTGGTAGCCTTCAAGGTCAAAGACTTGGAGACCACCATTGTGAGCCTCTACAACATACCGTTCAGATTGGTCTCTATTGATCAGGTGAACAAAGGCATTACCAATCTTCCCATCCATAATCTTAGCAATATGACGAAAGGCCGGTCGTTTTTGTAGACCTTTGGAAATAGACGAGAGACCGTTGATCTGCTCTTCTGCCTGGGTAGCTGAACGCAACGCAAACGGCTGCTGACTCACGCCATTAACCATGTTGGGGATGCTGGAGGTAATAAGACTCATCGGATCAGCACCCCCGCTACGGCTTGGTTACCAGTGAGAATGTTATAGTCCGCAGTTTCGGCCTCGGCTTCCTTCAACTGCACCAGTGCCCGCGCCTCATCAACATTCTTGAAGGAGGATAGTTCTGGAGAACCAACAGTGTTCTGCTGGAAGATGCGGGCAGCACGGATTGAGATGTAGTTACGGGCGAACTGCGGAATGTCCTCGAAGGGAAGCAATGTAACAATCTTCACCTTCACGGTTTCTTTGAACTGGTAGGTATGATGCCGCTTGTCGTAGAGCTTCCGCCCACGGACAGTGAAGTCCAACCTAGCCGTCGGATCAGAAGGTTCAGTACGGATGGAATTACGAGGAACTTCAATAACTCCCTCTGGAAATGTCGGTGCGAGAGGGTAATCCTCATCCATATTGAAATGCCATCCTCGGCCTTGAACCTCTCGGTTTACCTCTCGGAGAGTCCTCAGGGCCATGGCAGCATCAACTACACCCGTATCTTCAAGTGTTGATACAGGTGATTCACCGATAGATGCCAAGATGGAGTTCACCGCTTCCAGATCAGTTGCTGGAGCAAGCATAAGAAACTCCTGTCAATAAAGATTGAAAAAAAGAGAGACCCCTAAATCAATAGGAGCCTCTCTTAGGTAGGTTTACGTGGTTACACTTGGGCGTCCCAGCAGCTCGATGGCAGCTTCGGGACGGAGGATGCCGTGACCAACAGCATATTTGGCGACCATCAAGGTGCCCTGCTTGTTGATCTGGTATTCACCTTCCATGCCCAAATCCATGAGCTTGACGGTGCCTACGGCAGACGGGTGCATCATCAGGCCAACACTGCTGGAGAAGTCACCTGAGTATTTGGCGTTAGTGCCAGACTGAAGGGTGCCAGCTTCTACGTTGGTCTTCGGCAGGTTGTTGGTCTTGACGATAGTGATGCCCGCTACGCGGATGACGTCGCCGCCAGCGTAGGAACCTTCGCCGCCCCAATCGCGGTTCAGAACCTTGGTTGAGCGAGCGAGCGCGTAGAACTGCTCAGGACGCACGAAGAAGTAGCGGTCATCTTCGGCCACATCCTTCTCATCGAAAATCTGAGCGGAATCAAACATCGCTTCAGCAAGGGAATCACCGTCGGTAGCCGAGACGTCAAAGATCTGAGAACCACCGAACTGATCGGGATCGTCAATAGTCTTGGACTCGCGGGCAGCCTGGATGCCCATCTGAAGAACGTGCTGATCCATGGTGTTCGCTAGCTTCTGGCCCATCTCAGTGGAGTAAACAGAGCGAACGTCATAGTGGTTCTTCGCTTCATCAATGTTAGCGATGAAGGTCGGAGAGATGAGCAAGTCATCAATGGTGATCACGCGCTCAGCGTGTTTAACAGTACCGCCAGTGATCTCGGTGCCTGGAGTGTGATACTCGGCAGATGCACGGCCCATTACAGGGAACTGTGCAGATCGACCATTAGTGATAGTGCGGACTTGGTGCTTGTCCATCATCACTTGCTTCTTCTGGAAAGAAGTCAGAACTTCGCCAGAGAAGACTTTAAGAAAGAGTTCATCAACTTCACCTGAACCATTTACTTGACCCAGGCGGGACACAGTTGCGTCAGCCATAGTTTACCTCATGAAAGATTGCGTGGAGTAGTCGTTTCGCTAGAAACTATTCGTTTCCTTCGCTGCTCCTCACAGTCATTCACGCGGTCACTCGGGGTTATCCACCTCGGCGGGCCAGGGATCACGGCGCGATTCTCTGTGATGCTTGCGAATGAGCCACCGGCTTTGCTGCCAGTGCGGCCTATGCGCTTTCTTTCGGGTGAGTTATGGGTCTAATAAAAAACGCCCCAAAGTGTGCTTCCGAGAGAGGCATGGGGCGTATGAAGTCTTAAAGAGGAGTTGAGAGAGAGAGGGAGAGCAAAAAGCGTGTGTTCTTCCTTAGGTGCAGGGTAATTACTTGGCCTTGACACGGGACATGAATCCCTTGCCGTTAACTCCTTGCTTCTTCTCATAGGTGCGGTATGCGCCGTACCCGAGATACCCTGAGGTGAACGTCCACCAGAGTTCTTCGGGGATGGCATCAAAACCGGCACCGACGTTATCGAAGAAGAGTTCCATCTGGCCTGGGAAGAAGATGCCCAGTACGGGAGCCACTAGAACCAGGGAGATGATTACCAAGTAGAAGACGTACATGAACGAGGGACGCGCCCGTGAAGTCCATGGGTCATCGCTGTCCGCTTCCGCCATGATGGCTTCCATGCGGGTAGAGAGTCGGGTGAGTTCGCCTTCCTGCTCCAGAGCCTCAAGCTCTTTCTTAGCCTTGGCGCGCTGCTCGGGGTCTGGGAAAAGCCGCTCGATTAGTTTCGAGCCGACATCAAACAGACCCCCAGCGACAATGCTGCTGAGGGCCATACAGTCTCCTTACATTACGTTGGAACGTGAGAGCTTCTGCTCAACTTCCTTGCGGAAGGCCGGGTCATTCTGGTAGCGGGGATCGGACATCGCCTCGGTCAGCTGAGCGACAGAATCGAATCGATCACCAGCGGAGTGGTTGTTGCCACCGCCCAATAGCCCAGGCTCAGAGGGACGCGCTCTGCCATACTCAAAGGCCAGCGCCTTGACGGCTTCCTGCATTCGAGCAGGATCATCTGAGCCAACGGCGCTGTTGTAACGCTCGATCTGCTCACCGGACAGGTTGGAAGCAGCCCACTCAGAAATCTTGGCGAACTCTTCTTCACCGCCAACCTCTTGAAGGGCTTGATCCTGATACTGGCTGGCTCGGGCTTCCTGGCCTTGGATGTACTCTTCGACCATCTGGCGAGGGATACCGGCCTTCTCCAGAGCCTCGTAAGACTCAGCGGCTAGATCACCCTTCTCGAAATACTCCTTCGAGAGGGAATCCATATCGACACCCTCGGCTTTCTCAACGGCTTCTTCTGCTGCCTGTGTGCGCTCCTGCTCGCCACCTTCGGGTTCCCCTGTACTGTCCCCCTGCTCACTCTCACCTTGAGCTTGTGTACCCTGTGAGAGCTTCGCTTCAAGACTGCGATAGGCTTCGATTAGCTGATCCTGAGACTCGAACTTACCGAGAATCTTTTCGTCACCGTCCTCTTCTGACTCAGCGGTCGAGGTATCAGTACCGGCAGCAGCTTGTTGAGACTCCTCATAGGCTGCGACCATCTTTTCGTCATGACCTTCCGGTGCTTCAGTGGCGTCAGGGTTAGTGGCCGCGCCTGTGTTGACGGAAGCTGTACTCATATTATCATTATCCCTCTGTTCTAAAGTTGATTAACCTACGACCGTGAATCCACTGGCAGTCTTTCGGACGGTCTTGCCGTCACGGGTAGCTGTCTGTGCCGGTTTCGGGTCAGCGGGTTTGTCATTACCATTGTCAGACTTGACGGCGGCACGATTCGACTTCTTACGCTTTGCCGTCTGGGCCTGTTCCTCAGTAGTGTTTACGTCTTGCTCATTGCTCATTACTTGGCGCTCCTTTTTCTGCAATATTTCCGACTGTCTTCATGCCTTGTTCAGTGGCTTGCTGTTGCATCATCTGTTGCTGCTGTGCTTTCTGAGCGGCTGCCTGTTCCTGCTGGACTTCCTGTTGAGACTTGACCAGCCCGTTCGTATCAATGCCTAAGGCAGTACCTCGGCGGGTGATGTAGTCGGAGAAGTTGATGTACTGGGCGAGGACTTCGGGAGGTACTGCATCCATCATCCCTTTGAGGAACATGTCGAGTTTCTCCAAGTCATGCCCACGACCCAGCGCTTCGACGCCGGTAGTGATCGACGGAGAGACAGAGCCTTCAGGCAGGGTTGGAATTTCCCCTTTGTCCTCTAGGACGTACATCAGGCGCATGACCAGCGGGAGCTGGAACTCCTGACTGAGGATCGAGTAGACACCACCCAGGGCAGCCTCCAACTCGTTCGCCATGTACCGGATTTCCTCGGCTGTCACTCGCTCGGCATCGCGTTGGATCGCTGAGTTCAGCAGGAAGGCATAAGACAGGCGCTCTTGGAGAGAGCCGATGGTCTGGTAAGCAATGGAGAAATCCGCTTGCTTGTCCATTTGAAGTACGGATACATCCGCAGCCGAGCCATTACGGATTGCGCCGTTTGGTGCCTTGGCTAGGGTTCTCGCTTCAGTCGTGCCATTGGGGTTGACTAAGAACAGGATACGGGCGGCAGCAGCACTACCTTCAACAACAGCTTTGGTCAGCTTTTCCATTGACCATAGGTCGCCATAGAACTCTTCGACATACCCACGGCCATAGTCCTCACCATCAATCTGGGTGAACCGTAAGGGAATCCAGGGGGTCTTGCCTTCGGGGTACTGGCCTTCAGAGCCAGGGACAACCATATCGTGAATCTCTTGATGGACTTTCCACCCATCGCCCGTGTAAGTAATGCGGGTATAGAGATCAACCTTTTCCTTTTTGCTGGAATTGTTGGCGTCCTTCAGTTCGATAGCTTTCTTCACTTCGTCAGGCAGAGTGACGTAGCTAATTGATTCCTTCACCACGATCTCCAGCGCATTCCCCGCGGGGTCACGCTGAACAACATACTGATCTAACTTAAAGACCTTGGCTCCACCTTGAGGCTTGATATAAAGCAGGGCGTTACCTGCGACAATCAACTGCTTGAGGGTCTCCCCTACCGACACGCGGATGGCGGACTTCTCAATCTCTGTCATGACCGAGCGTTCGATCTTACCGAGCGCCTTCTCAAGTTCAGCCGTAGCTTCTGTTGCTTCAGCGGCTTCCTCGATTTCAGGATCATCAACACGGAGTCGGAAAAAGGGGGAGTTGGGAGGCATCAGAGCCATGAGTAGCTTAGACGATAGGTTGTTAATGCCTCGGGCACCTAAGCTCTGATAAGGGGTCTTCAGTTTGGAGGTGGCCCCATGTCCATCTTCTGGCATGAGGCTGGGAATGGTTAGTTTAGCTGCGTCCCTCGCCCGACTTAGATAGGGCTGACGGTCAGTTTCAAGACGACTATACAGTCCCTTCGCGGAAGTCGAGGGGGTTTGTGACATTGATTACCTCTTGTTTGGTGGGGAGATCAGCGCGGTACGTTGAGGCCAGAACCAACGCCATCTGCACCTTGAACGCCGATGCTTAGCTTGTTGCGTTGACGGCCAGTGTTAGGTCCACCTTTTAGACGACCCGCAGAGCTATCTCCAGATGCCTGGATGCGTAGCTTGCTGCGGCCCTCACGTTTGGTCTTGAGCTGCCTCTGTTTCTGGGTATCGTCATCACCATACGGACTGTCCAGCGCTTGCATCCGACTAGAATAGACTGTTTCGGACACTCGTTTGTCTGGGTTACCGAGCTCGACGTTCAGGTATCTGCCTGGCCTTGTCCGACCGTTGAGGGTGAACTGGACGTCGGCGCGGGGGCCATCACTATTAAGAGTGGCGCTGTTTCCACCTTCCAAGGTCTCGAAGTTCTCGTTGTAGGTCCTCCGTGCGTAGCGTCCATGATCTCCATAACCTTTAACCATGAACGTGCCAGTTCTTTTATTGAGGGCACCAAGGACTTGCTTAGTACGCTGATCTCCATCTATAATCCGAGTACGAGTAGTTTTGGTTTGAATCTTCGCTCGGTTGTTACGGCTACGTTCATCACGACGTGCCATTAGTCTTTACCTCCCGCCCCTGGCAGATTGATGCCACGGGATTGGTGCTTAAGGATTTTCAGTGCACTGCGATCACGCTTCTTACGCTTCCCATCCCCTTTGGTAGGGTTCTCAGGAGCACCCTGTTTCTCAGAGGCACCTCCCTGTGGCCCAGGAGCAGGTGGTGCGGGCGGAGCAGGTGGCTTGGGTGGTTTAGGTGGGGGCCTATCCGGTATATCCGGTGTACTCATGCACATAGTTAGTCATCCTCCTCAGGATTGTCTGTTTCAGGACGCATGATGTTCCTGTTCTGAACATCAAACTGTTTCCTGAGGAACCGGGTCACTTCCACTCGTCCAACCTTGATCCAGACTTCGCGGTCGGTATCTTCTATGGATGGACACTGATCTGGGAATCTTGCCTCCAGTTCCTCAAGGAGGGATTCGGGGACACTTTCTGATAAACTCAAAGTTCCTCCATTGGGTTGTCTAATAGATGAACCTAAAGAAGGGATTACATCCCTTGACCCTCCTTAGGTGCAGGGTAATTGATTCGGGTGATCACATGGGCTTTCTCAGTGGAGGTCATAGACCCCCACCGAGCGATCTCATCGAGAGACCGATAGCACCCAATGCACTGTCACTATATCTGTGGCAAGGTCTCAGATTCTTTTCTTGTACTCCTTTTGGATTTCGCTCGAAATATTCTTGACAATTTCGTAGATGGAAATGCATAGGTGCCACACCGCAGTCAAAGGTACGATGTAAAGAAACTTTAGTGTTAGTGCAGTCTTACTGTCTTCTGGCTGGATGCTGGCAGCTTTCAATACCTTCTTGAGCCAAGCCTCAATACCTTCTTTCATTGTGTGTTCCTCTGGTTAGATACATTCTTAATACGCTACGCTTCACAGACAGACCCGCATGAACCGCGAGAGAACTGCTGTGCCGCATTAGAAGAGTGCTGGTAGTAAAGTGTAGTGACT